TTGCGGGGCGGGATCGGTACACCAGCGCTCACGGCGAGGGTATCGATCCGGTTGGCGGTTGCGGCGTGATTCTGCGCCAGCTTGCTATCGGTTGCGTCCAGGCGGGTGGCGTTTGTTCGGTTGCCTTTGATTCCGCGAACTGCCGCGACCAGGCCGGTGATGGCGATTGTGAAATTAATCCAATTCTCGGCCGTCCAATGTGGCATGCGGCAAAAAGCATATCCCCGAATAGATGATTTACAAGCGCGGCATGCGCTTTGAGCGAGGGGGCGGCGCGGTGCCGATCAAAATAATCTGCATTTCGTAAAAGAATTGTGTTGACATAATCTACACTCGCCGATAGTATTATTATATCGGCCCACCGGATTGCATGGTGGAAAGCTGCCCCTCAAAGGGCACAGGAACTCAGATGAGCGAAAACCAAATCACGGGAAAAGAACTCCTTCGCGCGGCGGTCAATAGGATCATCGACCACCCCGAGGAATGGAACCAGAAAACGTGGCATTGCGGGACTGCGCATTGCATCGGCGGACATTGCCAAATCCTCGCCGGTCTGCCTGCCACGGACAACGCCGGGATAGACGCGGCCCGTTTGATCGGACTGGAGCAAGCGGACGCAGACTACGTATTCGATGCCAACCGGAGCATGCAGGAAATATACGATTTCGCTCAGTCATTCTTGAACGACGAGCCCATTTTCGGCCGAGATGGGTACAACCGCGATGGGTACAACCGCGCTGGGTACGGCCGCACTGGGTACGACCGCGCTGGGCACGACCGCGCTGGGTACGACCGCACTGGGTACGACCGCGATGGGTACGACCGCGATGGGTACGACCGCACTGGGTACGACCGCACTGGGTACGACCGCGATGGGTACGGCCGCACTGGGTACGGCCGCACTGGGTACGACCGCACTGGGCACGACCGCGATGGGTACGACAGCGCTGGGTACGACCGCGCTGGGTACGGCCGCGATGGTGACAGGCGACCGCACCTCTGAACGTACCTTGCCCTGAGCCCCGCCGGCCGTAACCGTGCGGGGCTTTTGTCGCGCTGAAAACTTTTCACCCTGCGGAGGTACGCCATGCGCCGAATACGCTCGCCCTGCGCCGCCGGTCACAGCGCCGCTGCGCCCTACATTTGAATAATCTATTTACCCCAATATGATGACATGATGCCCAAAATCGAATCCCTTCTCTCGCCCCGCCAATGCGCCCCGCTCCTCGGAGTCAGCTACGAGCGAGTCATTCAGCTCATCAATGCCGGCAAGCTGCGCGCTACCAGGATCGGCGTGAGCTACGTCGTCGATCCGAAGGACGTCGAAAAATTAGAAGGGAGGCAGACCAAGCCGGGGCGACCGAAGGGCTCGAAGAACAAGCCGAAGTGATTTTGCCAGATTTTTCGCCTGAAGTTGGCGTAACTTTGCGGGGCGGGTCGATCAACCAAAAACTTTTTACGTTGCCGGGGTATTGCCCGCTGCGCCTTCAATCTCAGCCTCGATCAAATCCGCCGTCCCGCGCATTTGTTTAACAACCGCGCGGAAGTCCACCGCCGGATCATCCAGATGCAAGCCGAGATTGAAGGCAAAGTTGTTGGCGATATGGCGGCAGGTTTTTTGTTGCTTCTCGGTCATCGGTCGATCCAGTCGAAGTGCGGTATGTTTTTGTCTTCGCTCGGCTCCAAGTCTCGCATCACATACCTCGCCTCATCGTAATACAGGGTTGCGGTCCCCGGCGCGCCGTCTTTGTTTTTCTCAACGATCAATTCGATGAGGTGGTTCGGAACATACCCCGGCTCCTTTCGCCGGTAGTAGTCTTCGCGATGCAGGAGGATCGCAATGTCCGCGTCCTGCCCGAGCGTCCCCGAGTCGCGTAATCCATCGAGCGTCGGCCGCGCTTCGTTGCTCCCGCCGTTGGCGCGGTTCATCTGCGCCGCGGAGATTCCCACAACGTTCAAACTTTTCCAAAGTAGCTTCAGGCCCTTGCTGATTTTGCCAAGTTCGATGTTTCGATTCTCGTCGCTCTGCCCGTCGATCAGATGCAGGTGGTCGATCATAATCACGTCGCATGCGTGCTTAGCCTTCAGCACGTGCGCGGCGGCTTCGATGTCACTCAGCTTGCAGCTCGCGTCCTCGATCCAGATGCCGAGCTTGGAAAGCTCAGCGGCAGCCATCTCCACCGAAGGCCATTCCTCGGCGCTCACTGTGTTGAAGGCGATGCGGTTATTGGGCACAGCGCTCATCATGCTCAAAAGATTCTGGCAGATTTTCAATCCGGCCTCCTCGATTGAAATCAGACCGACCTTGATTCCCTGCCAGGCGTAATTGTGCGCCAGCAATTTCAGTAGCGCTGATTTCCCCATGTAAGATCGGCCGGCGACGATCACGTTCTGCCCCAGCGGCAAGCCGCCAGTGATACCATCGAGCGTCTTGATGGACGTTGGCAATCGCGTGGCGTTATTGGCCGTTCGCGCCGCAATCACCTCGGGAACGATCTGGCTGATATGGCGGATGTTCGACGCGGAGCCCTGCATGGCGACCTTCATCGCTTTCGCCGAAAATTTCATCAGCATCTCAGCCGGTGAGTCGATGAGGTGAGGAGCGTATGCGTCTCGGAGGCATTCATTGCTCAAGCTGATCAGGTGCCTCAGCATCGCCTTCTCGCGAATAATCTTGGCGTAGTACTCCACGTGCGCGGCGCTGGGGACCGTGTTGAGGCAGAGGCCGAGATATTTTGCGCCGCCCACCTCCTCGGCGAGCTGGCGCATTCCCAATTCCTCGAACAGCGTCACCGGATCGAGTGGCGCTTTTGTGTCGAACATCTCAACGATCACGTCGAAGATGATTTGATGATCCGCCTGATAAAACGATTCGCGGTCGATCATGCCGCGAATAATGGGGACAGCGCTTTTGTCCAGCATAAGCGAGCCGATCAAACACATTTCGGCTTGGATCGAATGTGGAGGGAGCCGGTCGAATTGCTGGACGGTGGATTCGTCGATTAGGTGACTCATTTTTGCCCCCTTACCAGCGCGCTGACCGCCGTGCATTTGAATAATCCTGGCTGCCTCGCACGCAACACGAATTCGCCGAAGCTGGTGATTTTATATGCTTTAGGTCCGATTCTTTGGGCGAGACCGGCCTTGCGCAGATCGTAGATTCGCCGGTAGCAGTCATGGGCGATCATTGCGCTTTTTTGTGCCAATAAAAGGTTCTGGCAAGGCCCGTAAACCATCAGGACGCCAAGGATTTTAATGTCTGTGTCGTCAGTGTTCACATCGCCTCCTTCGCACCGAAGAGGACGCCTTGCGACATTCGGTCAACCGCGCGATCGCAGAATGATTGATCTATTTCAATACCAATAAAGCGACGCCCCATGAGTTTGCAGGCTTCTGCCACCCAGCCATGCCCCATAAATGGGTCAAGAACCGTTTCGCCGGGTTTTGAGTGAAGCGATATGAAGTGCGCGGCAAGTTCTATTGGCTTTGGGGTTGGATGATCCGAATCCGAAGGGATGATTTTGCGTATCCCATATTGGCCCGGTCGGATTATGTTCTCTATTTTGTTCGTTTCGTCGTTCCAATTGCATGGCGCGCCAGGCTTTTCGGCTACCAGAACCGTTTCGTAGGAGCGACGGTAATGCCAGCCCATTCCCATTGGCCCCTTGTCCCAAATGATCATCTGTTTGAAGTTGAGATGCTCATCGATCCATAACGACCATCGCGCAAATTGTGGATCGGGACCGCCGCCGCCGCAGCAGCAGCAGCAGCAGCAGCCAGATTTTAGAATGCGTGAGAAGTGCGGCAGGGCTTCACGGAGTAAATCATTGGCCTCCGCCCCGTCGTTTGCGATTGGACGACCCGGCGGTGAATCCTCGCCGCAGGGAAGGCGACCTAGGGCGGCTTCCCGGCGGTGAATCAGGTCGCCGTTGTTGTTGTTGTTGTGTCCGTATGGCGGGTCCGTGATAATTAGATCAATCGAGCATGGATCAAGCATCGGTAGCACCTCCCGGCAATCTCCGTGAATTATGGTAATTCCATCCTGTTGGTAATACGGGCTCACGCTCTACCCCCGTTCTCCCCCGCCGTCGCGGGCGGGGAGGCGAGCGATGGCCCATTGATCAGCAGGATTTCCGGTGACGCGGTATCGTTCTGTTTGTCGCGCCGTCCCTGTGAAACGAGAGATTTGGTCATCATGCAATCGCGAATGGTCCAGCCTGGATACAGTACCGCTAGATCAGGGTGCGCGTAATAACTGACGACAACGCGGGTTTTCTTGAATCGGCAGAGAGCTTTCGCCAGCCTCCGATGCGCGAGCCAATCGAAATCGTGAAGGTACGAGCAGCCTTTAACGAGGTAGGGAGGGTCCGCATAAATCACCACGCCATCGGCATCCTCGATTTTTTCGCACAGCTCGATTCCGTCGCTGCTGAGGATAGAAACGTGGCGCAGTCGCCGCCTCCACGCCGGGATTGAGTCAACCGCACCGGCGAACCGCTTGGCCGCGTGTCCGCCATTTTTGGTGAACCGGCGAGCGAATCCCATATTGTTCGTCGCAGTTCCGGCAACACCATTCATCCCCTGCCAAGAGCATATGAAGTAGGCGAATGCCCTATCGGCACTCAGTCCGCTTTCCCACTTCTTTTCCGATAGCACTTCCTCACGAGCGACTTCAAATTCAACTTGTGAATTCATGGCTCTTCGCAATCGTCGGTACAGCTTCGGACCACCATCGCCGTCCTGAACGATCTGCGAGAGATTGATCAGGTCGCCATGGAGGTCGTTGACTGTTTCCATACTGCACGGAGGCTTGGCCAGCAGGACTGCCATCGAGCCACAGAACACTTCCCAATAGGCGCGGTGCGGTCCAATTTCTTCAATGATCACGGGGGCGAGCGTACGCTTGCCGCCGAACCACGGCGACAACGCGCCGATGGTCATTTCGGAGTCCGGCGTGCTCATGGTCAAACCTCTCCGTGATGGACGATCGGCTGGACGGTGCGCGGGTCGGTGCGCGGGCGCGGCGGCGGCGATGAAGAATTGCCGCCAGGCTTGTTCGTCGCGCGCTCCATCCAGCCGTTGATAAATTTGGGCATCCCGACCGGCGTCTTGCGCTTCGTGGGGTTGGATCTTATCCAAAGCAGCGCCTTGCGCGCTTCGAGCAGAACGTCGACGCCGACGAAGATGGACTGAAGCTCGGCCCGCTGCGATTCACAAAACGGCCAAGTCTCATCGTCGGATTTCTTCCCCTTGATCACGGGAAATTCAAGGAGCGGCTTCTCCGCGGATGGACGCTCGGCGGCCTCCGAGGAATCTTGTGGGTATGGGAGGGAGGGAAGGGGAGGTATACGAGGGAGGGAGGGAGGGAGGGAGGCATCCATGACCTGTTTTATGTTTGCCGCGCGGCATCCATTGTCCGCCGAATGGCGTCCATTGTCCGCCGTTTCTGGCGTTAAACCCTTGTCAATCCTGCGCGCGAGTCTTTTTTTGACGTACTCCGGGGCGTGCTTTTTGAGGTTGTGAATGAGGTAAATCGGCGGCTCTGAGCCTGTTTTGTCTAAAAACCCGCACACGAGCGCCGCCTCAGTGAATTCGCCCGATTTACCAGGCCATTCGGCAGCGCATTCCACGTCCTCCGACTCGCCCAATTCGTCGTTCGCGGAGTCGTATCCGACGTGCCACATCATCTCCAATAACCCGAGCACGTACGGCGGCGGCAATTTAAGGATGCGCTGAAGGCGCCGGAACTTTGGATGGGTTCTGATTTCTGGGCGTGCCATCAGCCTTCCTCCCCAAACTCAAAGCGAGCTGATTTTGCTTTGTCGCAGGCCGTTAGGTATCTGAGCTGGGAATTCGCAGATGGAATACGGGTTATTAAATGGAGGTCGACGTATCCTGGTGCTTCCCCAAAATACACGGAGCCATGATCCATCAGGTCGCGAATAATATCTTCCGCCTGATCTAATTCGTCCCCCTCTCGGTCGCCCATCGGCAAGCATGTCCGCCTGTCAACCAGAAGCATCTCCTCGTCGCCCGGGACGCCGCATATCAAGAGTGTTGGCTTGTCCGCGTTCAAAGCAAAATTCACCACGCGAGAAATGTCCCCGAAGGCTATTTTCAGGTTCGGTTTCACTTCTACATGCAAGTCGAAGGAAGGGAGAAAAAAATCAGGCAGATATCTGACGCCCGCGCCCAACTCGAATCCCTCCGACTCGTATTGCCATTTTATCCCCATACAGTCGAACCAAACTGCCCACCTCGCCTCAAGCCTGCTTCTGAACCTGCATCCTGCATATCGTGTTTCGATAGCGCGAACCTCGTGAAACATAGTTGCTTCCATTCCGAATCGACGTGCGGCCGCCAATGCCTCGCGCGGTGCCCACTCGGGCCATCTCAATCCTGCGCGCGTGTATTCTTCGATCCACAGAGCCAGGTGGTAAGTCGGCCCAGGGACGCCATGACCGGCCTCGTAAAAGCCGGCGATGTAGGGCACCGCCCAAACGCTCGGCTTGAAGATCAGCGCCGCCTCGGGATTTACCCACGCCCGCACCGAGAGATGGCATAACGGCTCGCAGTTCGACTTGTTGCCATCAAAATGATGGACGGTCAGGCAATATCCTGATTCCGGGGCGTGACCGTGATTGCATCGGACGCATCGGTTGTTGTTTTCCTTTTTGACCTTCAAAGCGATGCTTTTCCAGTCGGCGGGATATTCGCCTTTGTGAATTGGTTGTCCCATCAGGTTCCTTTTAGAGAGTTCATCGCGGCTCAAATCTTCCTCCACCGAAACCCGCCATATTCCCGGCCCCGCTCGCAGGCGACGTGAATCGTCGTCACCGAGCAACCAATGTCCTGGGCGGCAGCGCGAAGGCACGAATAGACTTTGACCGAGTCGCCGGGCCCTAGCCGCTCGATGGGATTCCCTTTGATGCGCGTCTGCACATTGCGGCCGATCGCGCCGACGCTGGCGTAGTACGCCTGAAGCTCAAGGATGCGCGACTCGGGAGGCACGTCGCGAGCGCGCTGCTTTACGAACGGACAGGCCAGGCTGGGGGTGAAGCCTTTGTGGTAGGTGGATTGGATCATCTGACCCTCTTGAACGAAATGGCCCACACCCATGAGTCTCCGCGTCTGCGTCTTCTGCCCTGATAGCAAAGCGCGGATCATCGGCGCGGAGAAAAGGATAGGACGCTCCTTTGCTTGGGTTTCACTCATCTGCCGCCCCCTTCCGCCGCGTGCTTGGCGGCACATTCATCACACAGAGGCTCCCCATCGTCGTTCCGGCTCCCGTCCTCCTCGCAATGCCCGGTAGGCTCACCACATTCAACGCAAATCTGCCGCGTGCCGGGATAATGGCTGGCGTTCCAAGCCTCATGCTCGCTCGGATACATTGCGCGTCGATGTCCGCCGGGCCAAGAGTTTTCAGGCATTGGGCTTCCCTTCTGAGTTCGCCTCGTCGAGCTGTCACTTGATCCTCCCGTCCAGCGCATCCAACCTGCCCGCCGCAACCGCCGCGTAAAACTCCGCGAACCGATCCGGCGTGAATGACTTTCCGCCGCAAAACTTCTCCAGCGCGCTCGCCAGAAACGGCCATTTGATCGATCCGCCCTTGGGCGTCTTCTCCTTCGCGAGCCTCAATAAGCCGTTCTGCCAGTCGTCCGAATCGAACAGCTCTTTGGCCCGAATCTCCATCGCCTCAGCCTCACTGATCTGAGAATGATCGGCATTCCCTGCCTGCGCGGATTGGTCGTCATCCTTGGAAGGCGACGGAGGGGCCGGTGGGACCGTCGTCTGCTTGGACGCCTGCTCGCGCACATCGAGCATGTTGTGGAGTACAGCCAGCTTGCCGGTGCGGATGCCCTCGAATGTTTCAGAGCCGGCCACCTTGAGGAATTTGGTCTGATCGAATCCGCTGTGCTGGACGCGGGACCGCAGCGACTGCACGTCTTCGGCTGAAATGAATCCGCCCTCAAGGCGGGCGTCGTCATCTTTCTCCACCTGGATATTCAGCGCCGCCTTCAGCGCCTCGCGCTTGGCGAAGGTGAGGGCGCTGATGTCCTTCTGAGATTCGTTGGTGCCCGGCGGTCCCGATCCGATCCTGCACGACACCTCATTGACCACTGAGTGGCCGCCTGAATGAGACAGCGTGCAGAAGGCGCACACTCGCTTTTCGTCGGTCGATGCCGACGTGAAGCTGACCCCAAACCCATTGCGAGCGAGGTATGGGCCCACTGTCGCCATAATGTCTTCGATGGGCGCGTAAGCGTATCGCAGCTTGCCATCCTGCATAACCGCCTTCATCGCGATGACCCTGGGCATCTCTGCCTGTAGCATCGCGAACGCCGCCGCAAACGCGCGCTTGGCGTCTACCGCGTCCATCTCCATCTTCAATCGGCAAAGCGTCTGGAGCCCTTCGGGGGTAATTCCCTTTTCGATCGCGAGCGTGATCATCGCCGTGACGGATGCGCCGTCGTTCACGGCGAGCGTCTGCGGTGTTGAGGTTGCGAGGTCGTTCATGGTTATTTTCCTTTGCAGTCAGGACAGGTTCCGAGAAAGTTGTGGTAGATTGCATCGTCTCATTTTGATCCCCAATTTCGGTTAAATGATTCCCGAGAAAAGCATCCGAGCCTTTTTTGATCTCCCGAATGCCCCGGCTGGTCCCTTTCCAATTCGAGAGAAGATTTTTCATCGCATCCAGGCGAACAGACGAATCCACCGTAAAAATTAACTTTGCATTGCTCTCCAGTGATCGGGTTAAACGCCGCGCCTCCGAAACAATACGCCCTGCCTCGAAGGATCATTCCGCATCCCCTGCATTTCGCACGGTCGTCTTGTTCGCTCATTTTGATTTCCTGTAAAAAGGCTCCCGCCGCTGGGCCTCACTGAATTGGAGTCGTTGCTCAATTTCACGATCAATCAACCGTGCGAGGAACCGCTGCTCGGCGAGGCTCAGATGCACCTTGTCCGCAGAAAACTCCGCTGCGATCCGATCCCCGGCCGATTCGGGCGACACGTACGGAGCGCCGGTCGCGTCGGTGAGTTCGAGCGTCATTGGATTCCTCTCGGGAGCGTTAATCCTTCTTCTGAACGATGTTCTTTGCCGGCTCGGTGGGAGGCGACACGACCCACTCGCCGCCGCGCTTGAGCGGCGCGAGGTATTCGCCCTCGGCGGCCGTCTCAAGGTACGCCTCGACAGCCTTGATGCTCTTGAGGGTGGCGACGTGCTCGTAGAGCGTGCCGATCCCGCCGTTCTCGGGCGTGTTCAATCTGAGCACCATGTACTTCGGGGCCGCCTTCTTACGCTTGGGCTTTGCGATCGGTAGTGGTTCTGTGGTCATTTGGGCTCCGTGGTTTGTTGCGCGAGTCGCTTGCATTCAAAGTAGATACGCTTGCAGGCCATAACGTCGGCCATCGCATCGTGGGCCTTATCGAAGCCCTCTCCGAAAAGATGCTGGTGAGCCTCGATGAGCTTCGGCATCTTGAACTTGTCGAAGCCGGCGGCAAGCATCTTGGCGGTTGGCGGCATCCGGCAGATCGGTGTCGTCATGGCGGCTGTGCATTCCCAGAAAATCTGACCGCTGTCCCAATTCTGCGCACGACGGCACGCCTCTATCTCAAGCATCCGGTTGTCGAAAGATATGTTGTGAGCCACGCCGATTCCGCAACTGTCTCGCATGTCCATGAGGGCGAGCATGGCAATCTCGATCGGCATACCGAACTTGTCGCAATCCTCATTGCTGATGCCGTGGATCGCCTGGAGTTCTTCGCCGATGATCCAGTTGTCACGCGAAATGAGCGTGTTGAGTGTTGACTTCACGTTTCCAGATTCGTCACAGATCATCGCCGCGATCTGCACGATATGCGGCTGCGAGCGGTCATTATTCGGCGCGCGGAAGTTCGGGAGGCCGTTTGTCTCGGTATCGAAAAATAGGATGGCGCTCATTTTGTCCTTTGGTGCGGGTCACGCCCGCTGTTGAGTGTCACGAGTTTTTGGTATGCGAGATTCATCTTGGCGTTGAAGGTCAACAGGGCCTCGTCTATTGCAGCCATCGCGGATTCATCGCGTTCGATCGTCAGTACCAGAGACGGGAATCCCCGGCAGTAGCTCACGAATTTCCACGACTTCGCGCCGGTCACATACATAGAGCCGTGGACCTGGGCGGCGTAATCCTTCGGCAGTTCATTCGCCATCAGGTACGCGCAGTGGGTGGACGGAAGCGGAGCCTTGCATTCGAGCCCTACCCCATCCCTCATCCACCCATCCGGCGAGCAACCCGCCGATCCTTCATCCGTGGTGATGAAGCCGGGCCGCTGTATCTCGCAGTCCCACAGCAGCTCGAACATCGGTATCACTTCCTGTTCGAGGATGTTGCCCTGATCGGTCTGTGCGTTGCCGCTGAAGGTGATGATCGGATGACCCAGCCATCGCTCGGCCAGCTTGCGGGCGAGGTATGTGTTCACCCCGTCGCCGGTTCGGATTTTCCAGAGCGGAGTGACAAGCGAATCGAATTCGCTGGCAGTGGGAATGCCTGCCCGGCACGCGAACCACTCGGGAGTCTGTTGTTTGCAGTCTATGATTTTCAAGTGACCGTCCTCTCCTAAAATCGACAGCCAGATCGGGGGTTGGCTTGCGAGTCTTCGTCTTTGTATTTTCCGAATGGCATCATGAATACTCTGTGTTGTCGAATGGATCATCCTCGTACGGCTCCGGCGGATCGCAGGTGCAACTATCAAAGTCGGTTCCCACCCATCCTCCGCACGCATGGCACCTGTCTAACATGTCGCCACCGCCAAGAATGCAATTTCCGCACCCCCGGCATAAGTCGTCTATGCAGATTTTCCCATCCTTTGGACAGTAAAAGCTCACGTTAGCCTCGTGCTTTCGATTTGCATTCTCATATCAATTTCCTTTCAAGGCCGCCCCCGCCGATCTGGCGAGTGAAAGCGGCTGTTTCCCGGCATTGTCGAGGTGCCCGCCGGGTACTTGGTCAGTCGTCTTCCGGAGCGGGGACGATCATCTTCGCCTTGACCTTTTCCGATCGCGGCTTGATCTCAACCTCGACGGATTCATGGCGGAACTTGGTGATCCCGGCGGCGTGCAGCATCTCGACTAGAGCGGCCTGCGTTTCATCTTCCTTGGTTTTGGACTCATTCAGCGCTTCAGCCCGATCCTCCCTGATCTTGATGAGTGCCTTCGCCGTCTTCAGAATCTTTTTGTGTTCCGGCGAGTCGTCCAATTCGGGGAACATTTCGGCTTGCTCTTCGGTCGGAGTTCTCTTTGCCATTGTCTCAATTCTGCCGCTGGGCGGCGTTGGGGGTTAATTGCGGTTTACATTGGGAGGGCGAGCTGCGGGCTTTGCGGGAACTGTGCCTGCGCCATCCGCCTGACGATGATCTCGGCGCCCATGCGGTCGGAGTAACGCTTGCGGCCAAATTGATCGACGATCTGCGAATCATCGACCCAGAGAATCCCGGTAAGCGCGTCCTCCGTGGATCGGATGAGCTTCGTGGTGTCCGGCTTGCCGCATGGAAATTCAGGGGCCGACGCCTTGATGGATCGCGCATTCTTTCCGCTGCCGTAATGACTCTTTGGCCTGGGCAGGTAAAACGTGAAGTCCACGCTGATCGCCTCGCGTGTTGGCTCTCCGCGGTACCTGTCGGCGGCCACGAATGACACCGCCGTCTTCCACGGCTTCGCCTTCGAGTTCGCGTCAGTGATGATCGCGCGGCCGAGCTTCTTTATGTAGAAGGCTCGCTTTGATCCACCGGGCTGGGGGAGGCCGGGGACGAAGATTCGGATCTCGGTGAACTTCACCTGCGGCGACTGGAGCGGGGAACGTAGCTGTCCGGCGTCGGCTGCTTTGGTTTCGGAGGCTTGAACCCGTCCCGCAAGATCGCCTCGTGAACTTCCCGCCGGTGCACCAGCACTTCCTCCGGCGCCTCCCAGCCGTGTTTGACCTTCTGGCCGTCCACTCGCACCGTCGAGTGCCTTATGGTTGTCACCTTGTCTGATGGCGGGACAGTGATGATCGTATCCTCGCCCGGTAGTCGCTGGATTACCAACATGGGATTCCTTTCCGTTTAATGACTTCATTTCATGCCCTCCCGTAAATCGATCTGTGAAAGCCGCTCAAGTTCTCTCCACCGCTCGACAAGTTCGCACATCTGATCTGCGGCGAGCGAGTGAGTGGCGCCATCGGAGGTCGTCACGTCATATCGCCCGCCGTCGCCCTTCACGATGTTTCTGATTTCGCGGGGGTCGATCATCTGAAGCCCGCCTTCCGCCGCGCCCGCACAATCGGATAATACAGGCGCACGAATTCCTTGAAGCATTCAAACCGCATTCCCACAAATTGATACGCCGACGGACCCACGTCGATCAGCTTCGCAACGTATGACGTCTCGCACGGACAAAAGACGATTCGATTCCCGTCGAAACTTTCCGATCCCCACCATGAGTTATGGCTCTCGATTATGCCGACCACATAACCTCCGCCTTTGCACGGCGATATGGAAATGTCGCCCTTTTTCGGTATGTAATCTTTTCTAAGTCTCACATGAATGCTCATCGCTACTCCTTTGCTCAATCTTCGTTCGCCAGATACTCCATAGCGATGTGCCGCTTCTCTGATCGCGAAAGCGAAGAGGCATCAATCGGGGCCGCTCCGCGCATCACTTCTCCGATTTCGTCAGGCGGCCTCGCGTCCCCTTTTCCTTCGGCGCGAATTCGATTGCTGCCCGCCTAACGCATTCGGGCGTCACGCCGAACCTTCTGGCGATCTCGGCAAGCGTGTTCCCCGGCAGCGCCTTCGCGATCTGTCGGCGGCGTTCCTGCCGATCCTTTCGCGCCATGTATCCGGCTGGTTTCGTTTTTGGCATGGGCGGAAAAATATCAACTTTTACAACGTTGTCAACAAAATTTCCAATGTTTGCAAAAAAAAATTCCTTTGCGTTAAAGTGCCCGGCACCGAACGCCGATGAAATCCGCATGAACAATAAACTACTCAATGCGACGTCCGCCCTGTACGAAGAAACAACCGGCCACGCGCCGGAGCCCGGCAAGCTGGAGCGTGCCGTAGCCGAGCTGGAGTGCGACCTTGGCGAGCGCGATCCTGATTCTGTGGGAGAAATTCCAGAGCGCTTTGACTTCTGATTGCGCGCGCCCGCCCCTTTCTTCTCTCAGACACCACTGTTGAGGCGTCTATGCTGGGAATTGCTGAGTTCAAACGGCTCTTGTCCCTGGGTGGTGTCTGAGCTCCTGTCGTCAAAGGTGAAGACGGCGCAGGAAATTTGGGGACTGCCCAAGCCGAAACGAGTTCTCAACGCGGCCAGCCTCCGATCCGGCGGGAAAGACGGGAGCCTTAAAGCCGGGATGACGGTAAATACCGCTCCCGGTGGTGCGTGCTGGCCTGTTTCGATCTGACCGTTGGCTTTGTGAGTTTCCCGGCAAAGCCCGCTGCGTAACGGGAAATCCTGGGACCAATTTGCAAGGTGATACTTGATTCTTCTGTAAAGGAACGGATATGCTGTTTCCGTTCGCTCTGCGTCAAAGGTTCAAGCGAATCACGGGGCCGGATGATTGGTCGTCATCGCGGCCCTCTTTTTTGCGCCGTAAGAGTAGCCCCGGAGAATCGCGTCTGTCAAATGAGCGGATACAACTGGTTTAGTTCGTCCCTGCGCGCAGAGCACCCGCATTCAAACCCCAGACTCGTCACCAGCGCCTTGAACACGATCCCTCCCACCGCCAGATTCCGCTCGATGACATCACCTATCCCCCGGTCCCCCGACTCCGCCATGTCGGCCAGCGCGAGCGCCCCGGCTTTCCACTCCTCTCTCGGCACCGGCTTTAAGGGGACGGGAGCGGGCCGGGGCGGGGGATTGGCGAAATAACCGCGAGGGCATTTCTCTGATTCTGCGTGTTCCCGAATATCCGCGCCGTCTTCAGGGCAAGGACATGTGCCTGAGCACTTCTTTTTTTGCTCGATATCGCATTGCAGGCAGATTATTAAAAGTGCGTGGTTCATCAGAAATATGGCACCATCGTGATCGTCCCCCCGTAGAACCACCATCTAAAAGTCGAAGCCGTTTCAGTGTTCTGGAGGACAATCGAATCGGTGCAATTCGCGTTTCCCGATGTCACAACGAAAGCAGAATCTGTGAACCAAGTGTTTCCAGAATTTGTATTGTCTGGAAAAACACTCCCGCTGAAAGGCGCGTTGCCGGCCGAACCCGTTCCGAATCCGCATCTGTTGGTCCACTCCAATCCCAATGCGGAATGTGTTGGCGGAGGCGGATCAGATGGAAGATACAGTTGCGGCCCTCCTGATCCAAGATAATAAGAATAAATACAGCATGACGACGAACCGCACGGCCTGGCCCCCAACTGGTTATCGATTCCGTTTAACTGAAGGTTGTACGTTCCGTCGAGTGACCCAATGGGATAACCAGACCCTGCGATGTGCCCGGTGCCGCCAGTCCATCCGGCAAAGGTGCACATATATCCCTGCGGGGTCGTTTGGCTGAGGCTGTCGCAGCATCCACAGTGATAGCACACTGGGCAGTCAGTATTGGCGCAACTGTTGGTGCTCCCACTGACCTTGGACATTGCTGCATTTGTTGGCGTAAGCCCCGATGTCGAAGCGATCGTTGCAAGCGTGAAGCATGGCCCCAAGCTCGGATAAAAAACAGTATCTCCCGCCCCTACTCCGCTCGGAACGTCCTGAGGCCGTGCATAAAGCGTCATTGTTCCACCGCAGCACGGCGACAGCCCCAGCGCCCCACAGCAGCACGGATCGCTCGCCCCGGCGACGACGATGCCGTTACTGCGGACCTTGATAGCCCCAGCACTGCTCACTTGGATGCCGTTGCCCGCATTCGTCGCGTCGACGCCGCCGCGCCATCGGTTCGGCATCCAGCGGTTGCGACGGGCCGGGAACGTCGGGGCGCGGCGGGGATGCCGGACCTTGCCGCATGTCGGGCAGTAGTCGGGGGCGATGATTTTGCGGGGCGGGGCGAAGATCATGAGCAGTTGTTCTGAGTTGCAAACTCGTCGAATGCGAACGCAATCGTCAGGGTGTTCGAGTTGCCGGTGTCGTAAAAGGCCAGCCCATAAGTGGCGGGGTGAGTGCAGGCGCAATTGACGACGCGGCAAGGGGAGCCGATCACGTTCGTCGTGCTGCTGCTGATCTGGGTTTTGTTGTCCAACAGATACACGTCGTAGGTATAGGCGCACTGCGCGGTCGAGGTTCCGGCCGATCCTTGGTGATTCTGCAATCGCACCATGAATGCGCCGGGTGAAGACTCGTGCTTTGGCGCGCGTACATCGTCGTATCCCTGGCGTTCCATCAGGCGTACCCCGCTAAGACTTCCATCTCCGGCCCCTGAGGCTCGCCACCTTCGGACGGCGGCGCTCGCCAGGTGATGCTGGTGATGATCGCGCCGATCTGCGCGGTGTCGTCCCCTGATTGATACACGTCGAGGATCTGACCGACCATATAACCCCACGGCTGAAACGTCTTCCAGGTGATGCGGGCGCGGGCGCGGTCGTTGGTATACCGATTGATAACCCCCGCCATGATCTGCTGGAGGCGGGGAATGTCGTTGCGGATTTCGATCGGCTTGCCCTGATTACTGCTGGCGATGGAGACGAGAGTCCCGGTGGAGTCGGTGTCAACAATGGTGCCGTCCTTAACCAGCCACATCTCGGCTTCGTTGTCCTCAATGATCATCTCCGATCCGTCGCCGGCCGCCATATTCGAGGGCACCTGCCACACGACCCCCATCCGGTGATCGGATTCGATCGCGATCGTCAGGACCGTCTGAGTCCAGTCGAATGCCACAACGGGCGTTCCGTCGGCGCGCACGTTCACGGTGGTTTCGAGCTGCGCCGCCGTCCACTGATTCTTTGCCTTCCGGTGGTTCGGTGAAGAATGAATCCACGCGCCCCAATTCGCGCCATGCGGCGAAACGCCATGCCCATAATGCTCGGCCTGAATGTAGCCAGTCCAGAATGGCACGACGTCTTTGCTATAGAGCCACGCGATTGGCGGGCTCGTGTCCGGCTGGGATTCGCCGTCGGTGTTGTCGGTTGGCGGGTTCTTCGTGTAATCGAATCCCTGTTGCAGCGGAATCCACGGCAGCGTTCTCCTCACGACGGTCTGATAATCCGCGGCCTGCTGCACCTTCCCCTGATAGTCCGTTGCGAGGTTCCATGCGCCGCCATCCAGATCCCAATCCGAAGGCGCGCCGAACGCCTGGTAGACGTCGCGGTACTTCTCCCGCCGGCGCACATAGTCAGCGTTGACCGGATCGGAGATTCCGTTGGCGCTGATGTAATCGCTCTCAAGGGAATCAGACCAGAGGTTTTCGAGGGAGCCGCTATTGGCGTCCGAGTCCCCGCCCACGGCATTGTCACCGTAGAGCGTCCCGCAGACCACGATCCGCTTGCCCAAAACCTTCACCATGTCCACGCGCTTCGCCGCGGATGAGACGATGGTCGTCTTGCTGAGGTCGATCTGATTTGTGCGGTTGATGCTGATCTTATTCGGGTTGGCCGGCATCGTCGCATCGCCAAAGGTTGTCGCGGCGGAGCTGAGCGCGAACACGTTGACCTGAAAGCCCTCGGCGTTGCCCGCGTCGTCCGCCGGCGAGTATTGCACGTTGAAATCGACGCCCGCCTGGGGGTCGATCAGCATCTTCAGAACTTCGGCCGCCGTCGCGGTCTGGGGCATATCGATCGAGTCAGTGATAGCGTCAAGCACATCGGTCTGGCCGACGATGAACCACGCCGGGCCATCGTCCTGCTGTACCCAATTATTGAGGATGTATTCGGCATACTGCTCGCGCGTCCAGAGTTGGCCGGGGTCGCCCTCCCACGCCGGCGACGTGCCCCCATAGTAATAATCGCCGCTCCCATCCGGCCCCGAGGCGTTGCCGACGAGCATCCCGCGCTTGTCTCGCTTGTTCATCGCAGGTACCCAACCGACCGTGTTGTAATCGCCTGAATCCTCATCCCAGAACACCGACTCGCTGATCCTGATCCGCTGGAGCGTTCGCAGGGGGTCTGTCGCGAGATAGGTGATGCGGCCGGCCGCGATCGGGTTGCCCATGCTGTCAACGCCGCCAAGCAATTCCTTTGACGGCGCCTCGACCTGAAAGACCGCCTGGGGCTGCGGCTTGCCGTTCTGATCGAAGAAACTCACTCGCACCCACCAGCCCGTCAGATCGATCGAGGTGTAGACCCCAAAGTTGGTATCGGCCGCCTGTTTCACGTTGGGGCCATAGATGTACGCGAAAATCAGCTCGCTCGGCTGCACCGATGAGGCGTTGATCGTCATGGATATACACTGGAGGTGCGGGCTTGGAATCCAGCCGTCTCCCCATGTCTGCTGCAGCTCGATGAGCGGCGCGACGTATTTGAAGGGCAGGCTGATTGGGGCGCTTCCGATGATGGTTTGGCTCACTGGACGCCCTCCGGTGGATTGCCTGGCCACGATTGAACGCCAAGGGGGGCGGACGGGCCGGCAGTGACCGCCGTGGCTGAGAGAACGGTGCCGGGGGTGGAATAGACGTAGGACGGCCCTGCGATGAGCCTGGCGGTCTGTAATTGCACTTTGACGACCGTTCCGGCGGTCTGGGCGGGCAGGTTGAAGACCAGCACCTGCAAATCGCTCCCGCCGATGGGCATGGCCTGGGTGACGGTCGGGGAGCCATTTGGAGGCGTCGTGCCGTCCGTGGTGTATGCGATGGCCCATTCCGTCGCCGCGTTCACCCCGTCCGCGTCGGAGTAGTAATAGGCGACGATCTGGATCACGCCCCCGCCCAGGACGATCAGCGAGGCGTTTGTCGGAGCGCTGGGCGGCGTCGGCAGGAGCGCCCCGCCGCTGATGACCATCGTGAGGTAATTCTCGCCGCCGGGCCCGAGGGGCAGAAATCCACTGTCGAGCACCCCGTCAAAAAGGCTGACAGACAGGAAATAGGTGCCGTCGGCGAAGGTGCCCGAGGGGGCAAATGCGAGGGTCAAGTTGGTCGCCGTGGGGGTCGTTCCGGCCACGGGCGGGGTGCCGGTGGTCCACCAGAAGCGATAGACGGCTGGATTGAAGACGCGATACAGGCCGCGGGCGCTGGCCTTGAAGAGAGAATTGATCAGGGCTGGGGGGAAAAACACCCTGCGGCGCAGCACCTCGGGCTCATCTTCCGCGATCAGGGGTCGATAGGGACGTGGGAGCCAGGCCATCGGTTATCCGCCGATCTCTTCAATTTCGACGCCGCCGCTGATGTTCGCAGTGCCGCTCAGGGTGCTCAATATCTCGAAAACGAACGCCTCCGAAGGCCCGACGATGGGGCACCCCTTGTCATCCCAGCCAGAGCGGTAGCCGTTGTAAATGTGATCGCCGGACTCCTCGAGGATGACGGCCGTCCCTCCGGTTGTCGCCTTGGTGGTATTGTTGGCGAGCGCGGTTGCGGAAGGGGCGGCATCGCCGGGATCGAGCTTCTGGAGGCTCGGGGTCGTGCCGCCAGATCCATCCGTTACCGTCGCCGGCAGGAACCGGCATCGGGTTGCGACCGACTGGCTCGTCGCCAAGGTGGTGGTGGAGCATCCCCACCAGCAGCGGATGATGCGCACGATCTTTCCGGCTGCGCCTTTGATTTCGAGCAAATCCTGCGCTGCCGAAACTGCCACTGATTCAAAACTGACCCTGTATCTTCGACCCATGATGATTCTCCGTTAAACGAGTCCGTTCCATTGCCATTGAAGCATATTCAGGATCGAGGGCGCCGACGCCGACGATGCCCCGATTGTTCGCTTCACCCAGACGTTGACGCTCGCCCCGGCCGCGATGCTGGACCATGCCAGAACGTGCGTGTCGGTTGAAGTGTAGGGGGTGTAAAAATTCGTGCCATCCAGGCTGATCGACAGTTCCGCATACCCGCTGGCGGTGTTGTCGATCCACATCAGCGCGCTGGTGATGATGCCGGCGGTCGAGTTGTGCAGGGTGTATTCGGTGGTCGTCACCAGCCCGGCCAGCGCGTCGGCGGCCGCGACATCCGCCGGCCCGACGTTGTTGTACGAATCCACCAGCGCGATCGCCGCCTGAGCCGATCCGGGCAGATAGGCGGGATAGGCGAGGATGTTGAGCCAGCATGAGGCGTCAGTGCCGTCTTCAAGCAGAAACGCGCCGCCGGCCGAGACATTGACCGCCGGGCCGGGGATTGATGAGCCAGGGGCCTGCCACGCCACCTGCGATCCGGTCGAGGAAATCAGCAAGCCTTGCCCGGGGCCGTTGCGGGCGGCAGCGCCGGTGACGACGATCCCCGGCATCGTGCCGATAATGCGCAGTCCGCCCACATCCGAGCCGCTGAGCTGCAATCGAAGGCCGTTGTTTCGTGTTCCGGGGGCTGCCATCAGACTTCTCTCCACAGAACGATCGAAACGGTGCATCCGCTCGCCTGCATGTCGCGAAGGTGCATCTGCAATTCCGCCTCGGGGTCGTGGTGATCGTGATCGTGCCTGAGCGCCCTGACGTGATAATCTCCCCGCTGGTCAAAATACAGGATGACGTACATCGATCCTCCTATGCCGCCGCGAAGGTGATCTTCTGCGTCGAGTTGTTGAAGGTGTATGTGAAGTCGGGCGCATCGGGGATTCGCACGATCAATTCAGAGCCGAGCGCGAGCGCCGTCCCCGCGTTGCCGCCGGCGTCGAGCGGAATCACCTGCCATGCGTAAGTGCTCAGATCGTCGAGCATCCCCGTCTGAATCGAATAATTCCACATGCTCGGCGAGTCGGCCACGGTGGCGATCGTCACCCAGGAGCCGCCGTTCTCCTGCTGCTGCACCTGATAGCGGGACACGTCGCCTATGCTTCTCACCCATTCGATCGTGCGCGTCGCCGGATAACCTGCCGGGGGAGTCGCAGGTAGCGCGCTTGAGTTGCTGTCGATGCAATCAACGACGGCCTGTTCGCCGAATTCCAGTAGGAACGTCCACCGCCCGGACATGCTCACGCCCTGATAGACGCCGTCGAGATACCAAAAATAATAGACCGGCGCAGAGAGGGTGCTGACCGCCGTCACTACGACGGTGTTCACGCTGGTCGATGCTGAGAGGGTGGTGCTCATACGACGGTGACGAATTTAATATCGACGGTCACGTAAACGCCAGAGTATCCGCCCGAAATAACGCCCTTCTTCACAGGCTGGCCTATGTGCGTCGGGATGATGTTGGCGTAGGCGTCACCGAAATCGTCGATCAGTGTGCAGAGAGCACCTTGGCAGGCCATCAGGCCCTTCCAGAAGGTTTGGGCGTAAGCGTCGCTCGCGGCGAAGTATTCAGCTCGCCCTGTGCCTTCTGAGTCGCCCTTGCCCAGCGTGATCGCGCCGACGCCGTTGATGCCGGGAACCTGCCATGTCGCAACGCGCGTGCGGGTGGGCGGCGGCACTCCGCGCCAGAAGAGGAAGTTGACGACGGTTCCGGGGGCTGCTGGGGTTAAGGATGGCATTATGCTTGCCCCACGTTGTTAGAGTTTAGCGCCGGGTTGTAGCTGCTGAGGCGGTCGCCAAGGCGTCCGGGCATGCTTTGGAGATGACCAATCATTTCGCGTAGCAGACCGTTGGTTTCGGCAGCGGATGCGTGCGGCTGAGTTCCGGCGGGAGCGCCGCCGATGTTATTCGTCCGCAGCGCGCCCAGGTCCGCTTCTATTCTCTGCCGCGTGGTCAGGGGGTAAACGTGCGACGGGTCGATCGCGTTCTGTCGAAGCTGTGCGGCCGATTCGGCATCTGTCTGACCATATTTGGCGAGGTATCCAGCCGGGGAATGATAAGCCAGATTGTGCCATCGATCATTGATCTGGTCCCTCAGGTCACGCAACGCCTGCGTCTCTGATGCCTCCTCCGCCTGCTTTCGAGCGGTCGCGTCGATCGCCGCGTTGATCGCTTTTTCGCGTATTACTTGCTGCTCTGCCGGTGAAGAAGCCATCGCCGCCTGGGAAGCGGCGAGCGTCGGAGCCTGCTTCACCTGAGCGCCGGCGAGCGTCTGGAGTTGATTCCTGATATTCACCGGAGCATTGCCGGGATTCGCGATCCAATAATTGAGGATCTGATCCTGACTCATCCCCGAGATTGCTCGATAGGCGGCGAGGTCTTGAGATTCTTCGGCAGTGAGCGGGGTCCGCGGGTCGCCTTGTTTCTTGGTCAGCGAGGCTGACTTTTCGGCATAGTCTTCAGTGAGGGCGCTGGTAACGGTTCGTAGCGCGCGGCTCCCCGTTTCCGATGCAAGCGAAGCCTCGAACAGCCTTACGCTACTCGGCTTGTTCCCGGCGGTAAGGCGAGCGAGGAATGCGCCCGCGTCGGAAATGCTTCCGCCAAGCGATTCGATCGTCTTCGCCGCATTCCGGTCTGCATCTGGAGAGCCCTGGCCGCCGCCCAAAGAATTCAGTAGGAACGCATCGGAAACAGTATTGATTGCGTTCTGATCCGACGCGCCCGCCGCTACTTCCTGCGCCGCCTTCTCCACCAGATCGCTGTATTGCCCTGCCGTCGCCCTCCCTCCGAGTTGCCCCTCGATTCCGGCAAACAGCGTCCCTCGCTCGCTCTCGGATATTTGGATGTTGCCGGGGTATGTGTTTTGCGCGCCCTGATTGAATGACCCTTTGAGGTAATCAATCGTCGCCTCGCCGCCTGGCTGAGCTGGCGCAAGGCCTGCGTCGTTCACCGCCTCGCTGATACTCCGATTACTATCTGTGAGGAGTTTGGCCCTTTTCTCTGTCTGGGTAAGCTCGCTGTTGACGGTCGAAATTGCAGATCCAATCGCCACAAGCGCTATCGTCACCGTCCCGAACATCCCCTGCACGCTGGTCATGGCTGCCCCGATCTTCCCTGCCATCGTCTCAGCCGCTTCACCGACTCCGAGGAATCCGCCCTCGGAGGCCGCCGCAACCTCGGCCATGCGGATCTTGAACGCCTCCAGCTCATCGGCGGCGAGCTTTACCGCGAAAGCCTCGCGATCCATCGCGGCAACGGTTGCATCGGCGGAAACCTGCGCGACGGCGGCCGACTTCTCGAACGCCTCTTGCTTCAAAAACTGCTGAAAAGCAATGTCGTCGGCGGCGCGCTGGTTCGTCGCGGACGCGATTCGCGCGAGTTCCTGTTCCCGTTCGGATCGGGCGAGCATCGCCTTTATCGAAGCCTCCGAGGCTTCCTCATTGGCCGCCGCCCCCGACGAAAGAAGCCTGATCTGTTCTGCCGTCGTCTCTTCGTAGGAAATGCCGAGCTGCTTGTTTGTCTCGATAACCTTTAAGGCCGCTGCGACTGCGGCAGCGCCGTATTTCTCTGTCGATTCAGCCATCGCCGCGTTGTCGGCGGCAACATCGTGTGCGGCCTTTTCGGAAATCTCGGCCAGCGTCTCAATCTCGATGCCGACCCTGTTGATCCCTTCGCCCATCTTCCGCGCAGGGTCCGCCGTCGCGAGCATCTGATTGTGCAGCGCGAGAATCGCCTGCACGATCTTGGCCGTGTTGGCGTCAAAGGTCAGTGATACGTCGCCCCTACCCATTGGATTTAGCTTTCAGTTTCAACTGAGTCTCGACCGCCTTCGATAGCCGTTTCTCAAGGTCGCGCATCTTCTTCTGGCAGGCCAAATACGATTTAACAAACGGCTTCATGTCCACATGAAGAGAGATCGTCACGTCGCCCTTTGCCATTATGCGCTCGCTTTCGGTGTGAAGGTTCCATCGGTCAGAGCCGCCTCTGCGAAAACGTCAATCTGAGGAGAGTCGATCGAGCACAGAAGGATTGTCCGCAGAGACGACTCATCGAAAAGGCCGAGCAATATGCACTCTTCAAGGCCGACAAAATAGTTGGTCGCGAGAAGATCGGCGCATGCCTGAATCGTTCCCTCGAATTCAACAGGCTGGCCGACGTTCGCGAAATACCAGTTAATGACTCGATCGCCTATCTGGTCGATCTTCCTAAATTGCGGCTTGACGATGAAATGGGGCTGGCCGGCCTTCAATCCCCCGAGCACCCGTGGGAGATTGAGATCGAACCGGCCAGCGCGGAACTTCTTAACGAGAGGGACCACCCATTTGTTTTGATCGCAAAGGGCCACCTCATAGCCGGACTGCTGGCGGGATCTCGCGAGGTCTGAAGGCGCAGGGCGCAAATCCGCCTGCATCCCGACCCAGAACTTCAGCGGCTCCGCATTGGGCCGCTGCACCTCGCTCTGAATCCAGGTCTGCGTCTGGGGATTGAAGACGGGATGCTCAGCGCCATGCCCGAAAAGGCATCCGGTTTTCCCGCCTGGGCCGCAGTCGCAACCGATCAGCGTTGGGCATAGCCAGCCGCCGCCGGCGTCAATGAACCTTCCGAGCAGGCCAAAGTTGCTCGCCATCTGCTCGTTGAGCCCCGAGACGCCGGGGATGAAGTAGAGAAATCGTCGCATCGTGCTCCATTTGATTACGACGTTGGGATTGCAGCGGCGGCGATCGCGAGCTGCGTGGTTCCGGTTGGCGTGTACCGGAAGGTTAACTTGCCCTCGGCCTTGTGCGCGAGCGTTCCGGCGGCCGGGGTGATGGCACCGGTGGTTCCGCTCACCTTGATGTGCGTCGTCGTCGCCGCGGGAACGCGCGTCCCGTTCGTGAGGTACTGCTGGAAATACACCGCGAATGAGCTGGATAGCGCGTAAATGTCGCCGATGGTGGCCCGCAGCCCATAGTCAAACGTGGTGAATTCGATGCTGGCGGCGCGGTAGTCTATGCCAACGAACGAGGGATAAGGGTTGCCGTCCGATCCCTTCACCCAAACGTCGATGCCGAAGTTTACCGAAATATCCTGAATGCCCTGGAGGAAGTTGGAGTCGTATTTGACAGGACCGACCGTGTAAGCCTTCGCGGTGGCAGTCGCGCCCGCGGTGATCGCTGAGGCATTGGTGAACACGATGGGGGTCGCGCCGGAGTAGGAGGCCGTGGTGCCGAGAATGGCGTGAACCATGAGCGACAGCTTGCCGGGGCTGCCGTGGCTCGCGCGCATGCTCGCGGGCACGATCATGCCGTCCGTGATGTTCATCAGGATGTGATCGGCCGTGGCGATGGCGACGGGGACGCCGCCGGTGAGGAAGTATCGGCCCCAGGCGCTGAAGCCGGGCGCTGAACTTCCGCAGTTGATCAGCGCGCCTGACATGCCGATGGTTGTTGCCACCGAGAGGTCGTAAGTGTCCAACTTGAACTTGGGCTCGATGCTGTTGGCCGCAACGAACATGCGATCGACTTCGGAGCCGGCGGCGAGTTCGAGGAGCTTGACGCCCGCATCGTCGCCGGTCGATTCGATCTCATTGATCCAGAGCGACGTGCCGGCCGCGGTGTTGAGGTTGGCGGCGTAGGGGAGGTACCTGAATTGCTGACCCATTGCGAGCTCCGGTTAATTTGATTTGATCGACCCATCTGAAAACACTTGGATCGTGTGCGTGAGTGTCGGCGATCCCTCGGAAGTCGGGGGATTGATCGGCGGCGTCGGTGTCGCCAGATCGGCGGTCGTGCCTGCGAACGTGTTGGCTGGAGGGGCGGGGATGTCCGCAAGGTTCGCATCGTAGGTGCCGGGCGTGCCGACCCATGAGCCTCCGCCGGACGATCCGCCCTGCGTGCAATACGCCGATCCCCAAGTGTGAATGCCGTATGCCTGATTACCCGACCCCGTAGACGCGGGCGTGTTGGTCTGGACGATGCCCGGGCAGGACGCTCCGCCGCCGATGTTGTTAATGAAAACCAACCAGCCTCCGCCGACTTCATACACCATGCCCGATGTTCCACCCGGTTTGTTCCCGGGGAGGGAGAGGTTGATGTAATTGTTCGCGAAGGTTGCAACCCAACCAGTGGGCTGCACGCCCGATCCATTGGCTAAAAGGGACAGACCCATAGAACTGGCGTTTGTGCTCTTCCAGTTGTACGCGACGTTGCCCTTGGCCTCGAAGTTCTGGGCACCGGAGATGCTGCCTTCTTGGAGTTTGTTGATCAGTCCGGTGGCGTAGTTATAGTTAAAACTGCATCCATTGCCGGGGTATTCCTGCCCACCATCCCAGACCTTCACAAATAGGTTGTAGTCGAGGTGCGAATTGGTGGCTCCGAATGCAGCCCAGGCCCTGGTGTTGCTAACCATCGAATCGTGAAAATCGTTGTGGGTGATATTCAGTCCAGTCTCGCCCACGGTCGCATTGATCCCGTAGACCAGCGTTCCGTTGGGATACCCCGCCGCGACGTACTGGAAGTAGTTCTGGGTGATCGTGACGTTGGAATAATGCGAGCCCTGCCGAAGATCGATCAGGCCGGCGTTGCTGTGAACGTCGAGATATTCGATGGTCACATTCGAGGAATTTCCGGCCACGACGAAGCCGCATGAGTTCGCACCGGAAAGCCCGGTGAACACGACATGGGTGCCGAAATTCTGTTGGCCCTTCAGTACCGTGTTTCCGCTGATCGTCAACGGGGACGTGAAGGCGAACGTGCCGGCGGACACGTCGAGTTCACCGTTCGCCGCGGCGTTGAGGTTCGCCTGGGTGAGCGGTCCGGTGATCGTGGCGGCGCTCGCGGCGCTCGCCAGGATGATCACGATGATGAACGAGATTGTTTTCATTTCAAAAGCCATTTCTCCGCGAGGGCGATGAAGAGGCCGCCGACCGCGGCGCTTGAGACGGAGCAAACGCAAATCCAGATCACGCCGGCAACCCTGCTTCGGCTCTTGAGTAGAGTGGTGATGTGCCGGTCGTGATCCTTGATCGTGTTGCAGATCCCGCCGGTCATCGCGCCGGTGTGCGGATCGACGCTCCCGTCCAATCGTTCGATGATCTTTCGGTTGTCGTTCTTATTCTCCTGCCGGAACGCCCTGATCTCTTCGTGGGTCTGGGCGCGGGATTCATTTACCGTGGTTGCCAGTTCGGCGAACTGGCGGGCAAGATCGGTTCTTTCAATATCTCCCATCACGGCGCCCCTTTACTCAAGAGCCTCGGTCCAACAAATCGGTCAGGCTGATTGCGTCGTCGAGAGCGTCGGCGGCGCGACGGGAGCTGGCGGAACAGTCGGATTCGCGAGGTACGCGCTGATCTGCGTGAGCTTCTCGGCGATGAAGTTCTGCACCTTCTCCAGATCGGCAACGAGCGTGGCATGGTACGAATGCGCCTTGCTCAGCGCCTGCTGTGCTTCGGCAGCCGCCTCGGCCTTCAGCTTGTTCAGGGTGGCATTGCTGTCGATCGCCGCTTTCAGGGCCGGGGGGATCGCAGCCTGAATCTGGCTCTCGATTGCCTTCGCGGCCTGATAATCGGCGGCGAGGCTCGCGAGGATTTCAGGGTTGTGATCCGGGGTAGCAACGACGGGGGATGGCGTAACGACGGGGGCCGCAACGACCGGCGCGGGATCGGCGGCGGCTACGGGCGGCGCGACGGGCGCGACGGGTGCAACTTCCGCAACGACCGGCGCTGCGGTCTCGGCTGGAGCGGGATCTCCGGCGGTGGTATCGGTCGTGATTGTCGGATCGTTCGAGGGTGCTGCTGACATCTGAGTCTCCTATGCCGCAACTGCGGCGGTTTGGGGGTCGGAGCCGAATAGCTCCACGAGTTTCACCTGGACGACTTTAGCGATCATCTCGCGCTCGTCGTCGGTCACAACGCGGATTTCCCGTTTCAGGTTCGGGTAGCCGCGTCCGTTTTTGTGCTTGACGTACAAATCCTCTGAGTTCTGCGGCAGATTGGGCACGAGGTTGAAGATCCGCGCCCGCATGTTCAGGACGATGGCATTGCGAGCGCCGATGATGTACGCCGGACTGACCTTAAGGTCGCGCCTGAGCGAGCCGTTGAACACGAGCGACGGTCTGCCGCCTTTTTGTTTCAGATAGCTCGGGGATCGGGGAGCGTATCCGTATTTCGACTGCACGCCGGCCTCGAAGTGATCGGCGAGGATTCCGCCCGGCTTGCTGGTCATTCCAGCCGGGACGATGCCAGTGTGCCAGTATTCAGCGCCAGCGCGCAGGGCAATCAGCATGAGGTCGGGCGCGGCCTTGAGCTGCGCGAGACGCGCGTCGCTCACTTCGACCGTGACGCTGAATGCTCGGGATTTGCTGATGTAGACTGGCATCAGGCGTTCATCCCCCAATGGAATCGGGCCATCGCCCGCCACCGCTCAAAGCGGATCGTGTTGTTATCCTGCTCGACCGGGTTGGTGAATTCTGGTTCCATCGCGGTTTCGTGCCGATTGATCGCCATGTAGTCGAGCGTTTCCTGTAGAGCCATGATCCCGTCACAGAGCGATCCGTAGGCGCTCTCTAATTCCACGGCAGCATTGAAGGGGTCGTTTTGATATTGGCTGGATACGTCCGCTTCAAACAGTACATCCACCGCGCCGCGAACGATCGAGATGCCCCCGGTGCCGATGGAATCGCTATTGAGCGCGTTGGGTGTAGGGGCAATCACCGCGATCGGCCTGGGGCACGGAACGATGAACGCCTGATCCGGGTTGACCGTCGCGAGGTTGCCCAATGCGGTCGAGATTGTGAAGGTCGTGCCGTTCACGATGCTTGCGATGGTCTGAGCACCGTCGATGCTGACAGCCTCGGTCGATGCCCCCGCGATCTCGATTGTCTGACCGGCGCCCAAAGTGTTCTGGTCGCGAGTGACGACGGTCATCACCCCGGACTGAATCGTGACGCTGGTGATCGGGAAGCCGACTTCTCCGATGAAGATGCGGGCGCTCGCGTCGGTCGGGTTCGCCGTTCCCGTCCACGTCTGGAAAAAGGGGACGTTAGCCAGCAACGTCGCGAATGCGGCGGTATTGAGTGCGAGAGAACCTGTTGCGGTGGCTGGCATTAGGTATTAGCTGAAAGCCGCAAGCATGTTCGGCCGGCCTGGATTCCTGTGACGTCCGATCCGCCGGCGACGCGCTTGACCTGGAGGATGAAGGTGTTTTTGACGCAAGGGAGCGTTGCATTCAGACCTAGCGCCGGTATTGGCCGCCACTCCGCACTGCCCGCACTGTTGTTCATATCGTTCGTGCGCCAATACCCGACATTGCCAGCGGGTATCGCCACGAAGAATCCATCGTTGGGATTGGCGTCGAATGACAGGACTGTCAGTACCGCGTCCGATCCATTGGTACTGAGGCCGGCGACAACTGATGCCGATTCGGTTCCGAGTGGTGAGGTGCTGTTGATGTCGCTCATGTGTTATTTACTCCGATGTGGCCGATCGTGCCGCCCGCCCCCGCAGAAGCGGACGTGGTCGCACCTGAAAACGTTGCGGTCGAACCTGCGGTAAATGAGATGCTTCCGCTGAGAATTCCGCCGGTGAACGTGATTCCGTTGGCTTGCGCGTCGTCAATTGTTAGCGGCGTGATCGCCTGAATCGAGGAAAACGTAATGGGCTGCGCGGCTGTGGTAGTGGAGCATGTGCCAGTTGAGTTCCAAACGAATGTTCCACTCGAAACGACGCCTCCGCCGACAGACGCGGCGCCGTCGAGGATCATATCACCTGTAATCGTAAACCCACCCGAAATAAGACATACATTCGATTCGGAACCGATAGGTACGCCACCGGTGAACGTCCCAAACGTCACGGAACTGGTGGAGTTATTGCTCACGCTGGAACCACCAGACAGGGTAACTGATGTAAACGATGTCGAGGCTAACTCAATTGTCAGCGTTGATCCGTCCGCCACTGTAAAATTACCGTACGCATGAGCCGGGACGGTGCCGTTGCAGGGCCTGGTCCACGTGAATCCGGGGGGATTTTTTACGAAAATGGCATCTGATCCCGTAGTGGGAATCCCAGCACTCCAATTTCCAGAATTTGAAAAAGCCGACGAAACTGTTCCGATCCAATATGTCATAAATAGGTAGTTGTTGTATATCTCAGGCGTTACTGGGAACAGGTAGTCGCTCGCGCCAGAGAAACTGGTGAAACCACTGAGATCGACGGCTGACAACTGGTAAACGCTTCCGGCAGATGTTAGACCCGAGTTGATGATCGCGGAAAACAACTGGATGGACGGTGATTGTTCTAAATTCGGTGAGGCGGGATTCGCACCTGCGTTGGTTAGCGCAAGAAGAATTAGCTCTGATCCCGTCCAGAGCCATTTGGGCTGACTGCTGTCGCCCACGACCGGAAATGTCCAAAAAGGTCGCTCCGTCGATCCGCTGCTCGGAGAATAAAATATTTCGTGGCTGGCTGGCGGCTGAGACGAACTCACCCAGCTTTCGACGATCTGATCGCCGAATTGATTGACCCAAATTGCGTCGATCCCGCCGCCCGCCACAAGATTTGCGTAGGTCGCGACATCGGACGGAAGAACCTTGTACCAAGAGACATTCTCCGGCAGCGGAGTTGTCCAATGGATGACCGTGTAATCGCACCCCGATGTTCCGCTCAGCACCTCGCATGATGCGACAGTCATCGTCACAGCAGCGCTGTCTGTCCCCGTAAAGGAGAAGGTTGTACCTGGCGCAATCGGATTCCCGTTGGTCACATGCGCCGACCGAATGGCGTCCTGCGGGCTGATGCAGGTAACTGGATAGATACCCGACGACACGCCCGAAAAATCGAGTGACGACGCCCACGTTTTCCAGTTCGATCCCGGCGTTTTGCCGGACAGCATCGACTGGATTGCTGTGTTGCAAGATGTTTGCATTGAACTCATTCATTGCATCTCAGTGTCTCGGCGGCTTGGGGCTGTTCGGGGGCTTACGCCAGTCTGTCGGTCGTTTCGGTTTGTTCATTGGTTCCTCCGATTGCTCATCATCCGGCTCACTCCGATCCGCTTGCAGACGCAATGATGTTCTCCGTTCTGGAGCTTGGGTGTCACCTCGATCTTCCAGACCTCTGGGCCGGTGGCACCTGTGATCGTGAATTCTCCGCCGGTGACAGGCTTGGTGATGTCTGTCTGCTGCACGAGAATCGTCGCGGTCTGAATCTCTCCGGATACACCCTTGCCCTGGCCGTCGAACTGCATCGCGTCGTGGCGCTGAATCCTCGGGGTGCACGTTGCCTGCGCTGATACCGGGTCGGGAGCCTGATACAAACTCCCCGCCACTCCGAACGTCGCATACAGATCCGGCAGCGCCGAAGCCGCAAACAGGTTTTCAAATTGGCTTGGCATTTGAATAAGGCCGCCGGGCCAATCCTCCCGACGGCCCCAGAAAGCAGCATGCGCCGGAAAAGTTAAGCGACGCGGATCGAACGGTCGAAGCGGTAGTAGCCTTCGACAAATCGCTGCTTGAGGTTGATGCGCACGCGGTTGGTGTTGGATTCAAATTCGCTGCCGAACCCGAGGGCCTTGGACTGGATGCCGTAGCTCTCGGTGTACACAAACGGACGTTGAGGCGCGCCGACATAGTGCAGATACCAGGCGCTCGCACTTGTGAGGTCGAGGTATCCATCAGCAACGATCGTCGCGATCCCATTGAGTCCGATTTCCTTGATGCCGCTGCCGGTGACGGCGGCGGTGCCGGAAGTGGTGACGCTGGCGGGGATCGGATTGAGGCTGTTGAAGAGAACTTGCCGGAATGGCACCTCAAGCGCCACGGGGCAATGGATGATGAGCTGGTCGGCGCCAAACCGAAGCCGCGGATTGAGCAGCCGCTTGGCGTTGTCAACGAACGTCCGCATCCGGGTTACGGCGGTATTCAGGTCGGTCGTCAACTGCGCGACGTTGGTCCCGGTCGCGGTGACGATGTTGTTGATGAGGTACGCGATCGTCTTGGGGCCGCCGGGCCAGTAGTGGCCGGTGGCGCTGTAAAAGGGCACGCCATCGTAAGCCAGGTTCGTGGTCCCGGCCTCCACGATGTTCACGGAGAGGTTGTAGCTCGGGAAGATCTTCGCGCTCGACGCGCCTTCCTGAGTCTTTTCCTCGAACGTGTACGCCTTGGATTCGCGCATGAGGTCGGAGTTGTAATCGAGCGTCAGCGCGTAGGTGTTCTTGCTGTACGTCTGCACAACAGCAACCTCGGTGCTGACCGCCTCGCGCTCGCCGTCGAAGGCGACGGGGAAGGCCACCTTGTCCTGAATCGGAAGTTTGATGTACGCCTCGTCGGCGCTTTTCACTTCCGAGCAGATCTTGGGGTAGAGCGGATCGTCCGCCTCCATGATTTCCGCCTCGACGATGCGGGTCAGATCTTTCAGTGTCGCGTTCGTGTCTCCGATGATTTCCATAGCAGTCTCCTACGGGCTTGGGCTTGGTTTTCGTTGGTCTATTGGGGTTTGAGGGTTTCAGGATCAGGTGAAGGTGATGCCGACAGACGACATGACCTGCCACAGCCCGTTGTAGGCTTTGAGGGTCAGTCCAGCACCGGCGTATGCCGCGAACGTCGCGACACTCACGCCCGCAACGCCAGTGCTCAACAGGTTCGTGGCTGTGAGGGTGTGGGCATAGAGAGTGGAGCTGCTGATGGCGATCACAAGGCCGTCGTCAATGCCCGCGGTTGGCGCCGCGAGGGTCAGGGCGGCGATTCCCGCCTTGGTGATGATATAGTTGGCCGCTTCGTGGGGAGCGATCGCGCCGCTGGCTGACAGGATGATCCAGTCCTTGCCGGAGTTGGATGAGTCGCGCACCGCGTTTTCGATGTCCACCCAGGCGAGGCCGGCGGCATCGACTGCCGCAATGACGCCCGCATAGGTCGTGCCAGCCGTCAGCGTGACTGTGTGATCGTCGATGAAATACACCGGCTCATTGATGCTCGCCGCGGTAATTCCGGTCGAAGCGAATTGGTAGAGCCCCTTGCGGAACACCTGGGTAAAGGTGGCGCCGGCGGTGGAGGACGAAAGAAGGCTTTCGCCCCAGACGCCGATGAATTGATGCGTGAGGGTCGTTGGCACGAGCGGTAGGCCATAGCCAGTGCCGATCACGATGGCGGCGGCAGCGCCCTTGTAGATCTGAACCGACGCGGCGAGTGCAACGGGGATGATCCCCCCATCGCGGTGTCCAGTGGTCTGAGCTTGTGTTGCAGCGGACATTGTTTTTTACCTCAAAAGGGTTGTTTTCGGAGCATGTTGCGGAAGATCAGGCCCCGACAGGAGCCCAGACCGACTTGTTTTTGTGGAGCTTGGTGATCACGTCGTCGCCATCGTTCTCGGCCTCAATCTCACGCCCCTTGGCGGTGCGGGGGCGAGCCTCATCGGCACGGCACTTGTTTTCGACGGCGATGAACCGTTCCAGCCCCGCGATGTATCCGGCGTCTGCAGCATTGGTCGTGTTGACGCGGAAGCGGCGGCGCATCGAGGCGTCGTTGGCGAATCGCTTGGTGCAATAAGCCTTGGTGTCGGCTTCAGCAGCTTCCGCCTCCGTCTTTTCGGCCTTGGGCTCGGGGTTTCCGCTGCCTTCCCCGGCCGGCTTGGCGCGATCGCCGATCGCATTCTCGGCCAGGAACTTGAGCTGCTTTTCGGGCAGGCGATCTTCGCCGTAGGCGTAGAACTTCGCCTCGAATTCCTTGGCCTGATCGGTGCTGAATCCGGCGAGTGCGACAACCGCATTGAACGTCTTGCGGTATTCGCGCTCGGCCGAGATCGTGGCCGAAGATGCCTCTTTTCGGGCCGCGTCGACATCGACAACCTGGGCCACGGGGGCCGGGGCGGCGGCAACAGGCGTCTCGATTTCGTGCTCAACGCCGCCGATCGAGACGAATAATTTTCCGTCTCGCGCAATGATCTTTTCGGGCATGGTATTTTTCTCCACGGGGGGTTTGGGGGCAGGGACGGAAAGGGAAGCCGCGAATCGTCGCAACTTCTCAGGGGCTTTTTTGAATCGGGCGACGGCAACGGCGAGGGTTTTCTTATCCATCGCACCGCCGTCAGAGTCGTCATCTTCGCCGTCGATCACATCGACGAGTCCGAATTCCTTGGCAGAGGCGGAGTCGAACCACGTCTCGTCGCGCATCTTGGCGCGAACGTCCTCGATACTCTTGCCGGATTTGTCGGCGAAGGTCTGGGCGATCGTATTGGCGAGCTGATCGAGCCGCTTTGCCTCATCGCGCAGATCCTCGGAATTTCCGAAGACGGCGCAGAGCGGGTCATGGATCATCAGGTAGCCGTTTTTCGCAATGCAAACCGTGTCGCCGCTCATGGCAATCACGGCAGATATGGAGGCGGCGAGCGAGTCGATTTTTACATGAACTTCGGCCGGGTGATCCTTGATGGCGTTGGCGATCGCGAACCCCTCGAACACCTCGCCGCCGACGCTGTTGATTCTCAGATTGATCTTTTTGGCCTTGATGGCGGCGAAGTCCTCAGTGAATTTCTTCGCGGAGATGCCGACCTTCTCGCCGGATCCCCGATCCATCCGCTCGCCGATCTGGTCATAGATCGTCACCTCGGCGGCATCGCTCATGGTCTTATTCAGGACGATGTTGAACCAGGACTCGGGCATCAGTTGACTCCCTGCATTCGGCCCTTGCCGTTGACGGAATGGCCGTTGGTCTTTTTCGTGGGCCTGGGCGCGTCATCCCCGCCCGCGTCGGGGGAGGGCGGATCCTGTTCCAGTGTCGGACTCACATCCACGCCCGCGTCGGTCGTCACGGCCTTGCCGGCGAATAGGATGTCGAGCGAATGGGGATCGAGCTTGAATTCCTTCTCGATTTCCTCGCGCGCCACCATGTACTGAGCCCACTGGCGAAGATTATCGATTGCGTCCGATCCGTCTTCCTCGGCTGCCTGCTGGGGCGTCACGGTTCGGAGCATCATGCCTGTTTCGCGCGCCTGCATTGCCGCAACGGGGTTGATCTGGGTTTCTCCAAAGAACGTCGCGCGATATTGGCACCAATACATCGCCGTCGCCGTGCTGTATCCAGGCAACTCCGCCGCGTCGGACAGCCAGATCGCATCGTTTATCCAGCGATTGACCTTGCGCCACGCGTCGAGGAAGGTCTTTCTGAGCTGGTCGATGATCGGATCGTCCTGCTGCTTCTCCATGCGGCCGGCCGAGTAGCTGTTGGACACTTCGCGCGTGAATGTGCTCAGGCTGGCATTGAGGCCGCGGGCGATCCGCCCGTTGTGGACGGCCATGAATCCCTTGAAGTCGGGATCGGGAAGTTTGCTTGAGCACCAATCGAATTCCTCGCCGGCGGCGAGATACTTTGTCGAGACTCCATCGCCCAGATCAGCGAAGGCGATCCCGTCAGTGCTGTTGGGGACCGTGAAGTCCGTATCGTCCTGGGCGGTATCGAACGGGCTGGAGCCCGGCGCGCACTTGTTCACTGCGTAATGCTTGGATTGAGCGCGGGCGCCTTCGACGGTGTTCTCGATCATCTCCCCGCCGTTGCGGAGCTGCTTGACGACGCGAACGCTCAGGGGCAGCGCGCGATCCAGGCCCGCCATCTCCGTGACTTCCAGAAGAGAGCAGTCCTCGACAGGCAGGAAGTCCCATTTGAAATCGGCGACGAATGAGTCGCCGACAGTCTGAGCAACTCGCCGGACGTAGTAACCGACGATTTCAGTGCGCGACGAGTCGGTGTATCGCACCCCGTAGCTCACCTTCGGGTCGCCCGTCTTCTCATAAGGTGTCGTGATGCGAGCGGCGGAGATGAGTTCAATCGAGAATCGCAGGCCAGTTTCCGGGTTTTTCTTTCCGACGCGATGAATCAGGCAGCCTCCCGTGATGAAGGCGGTGAGGATCGCGCGAACCTGCTGGATGCCTTCGGATCGGCCCTTGCCGCAGGCGTCGAAGCCGCCGGCATTGGAATGGAGTTCGCGAAGCCGGTTGACCTGATGGCAGATTTGCGCCGTTTGCTTCGCGGTGCAACCAATTTCGGTCGGGATCGGAGCGAGCTTGAATGTGACACCCGAGCCGACTACCTGGGCAACGCGCGTCCGATGAAATCCGCCCAGATCGGGATTGTTCACGTCCAGATTCTGCGATCGCTGAATCACCTCGGACAGCGCGTAGGCGTATTCCTCATTCAGCGAATCCTCGCGATTGCTGCCCCGGCCGCCCTGGATGGATCGGCCTGCCAGGCCGCTCGCCGCCGTGATGGCATTGCGGTATTGCCTGGCGCGGCGGTCGCGGGCCTGATTGAGCTTCTTTGTTTCGATTGCTGCTTGATCGCGGTCGCGACGCTTGCCGCTGCGTTCGATGTTGAGGCCGAAAAACCTCATTGAACACCGTCGCTTCCGCAGAAGGCGGCACGGACGAGGCGCGAGCGGCCATTGGCGCGGTTGGCGACACGGGCGCGAAGCTCGACCGACATCGCTTGAAGGGATTCAAATTTAATGGAGGAGCCTACGTCGCCGGTTTGCTCCGCGCGGTGAGCGAGGAGGTATTCAACCGCTTCAAGCCGAAGCTGGGCCTCCGTCTGTGAGGCGTACCAGTTGGCGTTGGCATCGAACTGAGTATATGCGGCGGTTACGCTGGCGAGCGCCATGCGCGGGGATATAGCAGATCAAAATCGAGGCGTGTTGGATGTATTCACTTTGTTTCACATTTTAGCTACGTGATTCACCCCATCGACGGATCATTCTTGCTTTCGGTCGATCCATCCTCGTGCCTGTCCATTGATCCAATCACATCGGACCTGCGAAACCTAACCGTGTTACCGATCCGCACAAATCGGAGCCATCGCTTCGCCATCCAGTTGTTGACCGTCCGCGCCTCGACGCGCATAAGGGACGCAACCTCTTTTTTCGTCATCATCTGATCGGGAGGAGGCGGCGGGTATCCACAGTTGACGGTTTTCGCCATCACTTTCCTTTTTTGGAGGGCGCGGGCGGCGGTTCGGTCTTCTGCCTGTCTCGCACCATCGCCTGTGCCGCAAAGTCAGCGGTGCAGCTTACGCCACCGATGCAGGCCCAGCCTTCAATCTGCCGCATGGTCACGGACGCCTCCAGCCAGCCGACCATTTCGCCGATCGGCTGGCTAAACGCCTTTCTCTGGACAAACACGACCGAATATTCCTGAATTTGCACGATGCTCCTTTATTGAAGTGGGCGGAGAGCGCGAGGAGGAATGATCCCCATCCCATTTTGAGAAATCTGCGCCTCTAATTGCGCCCTTCGGAAAGTGGCGACTGCCTTCTCCGCCTCCGATTGGAGAAGAGTCGGCAATTTCTCGAATGCCTCCTCGATAGACTTCGCGTCGATGTCGAACGTGAAGCCGAATTGCTGTCCCGGCCCGAGAGGAATGGCGGCGGTGACGAAATATTCAACCCGTCCGTCCGCAAACGATCTCGCTTTGATCTCATTCTTTCCGTCTGAGTAGATACCCAAGAGAAAAATGTCCATGATGCTCCTTATCCCATGCTCGGATCGCCGCGATCAACTCTGATCGGGGCGGTGCGAACGTGAACCTTTTTTGCTCGCGTCTCTTCCTTGGTCATCTTGTTGAGGAACGGCTCCAGATTCAGCGCGAGCCCCATCGCCTGCACGACGCAATCGTTGAAATGGTTGGGGCGAGTCTTCGTCCACACAAGTTCATCCTTGCGCTTTCCCCGTTTCAGCTCCTCGGAACCGATCTCGTTCAGGAATTTATCATCAACGTCCTCGGGAAACATCATGCGGGCAACCTTGCGCTTGCCCAGCACCCTGTCTACGATCTCGATCCGGCGATCTTTCGTGTCGTCTGGACTGTTGGATGAAAGCCAGTCGGCGAGGTCTGTTTTGAGCATGTAGGTATTGAGCATCAGCGCTCGACTGCTCTCATCCTTCACCTCAATCTCGCCGGCCTTGTGCAGTATCGCCCGTCCCCACGAGGCGTAAGGCGACGTGCAGGCGCTGGTGGCGTCGAGCGCAGCGCCCTTGCAGGGGATCGCCCGCCCGGACATGCCCGCGCAGTAGGTGATGATGGGTATCTGGGTTGGCGCATACCCGACGTCGTGGGCACACTGCTTAACCTCGTAGGCCTCGCTGTCCACGCTCCCCTTGAATCGCGCGAGATAGATCAGATCGTCATAGACGTGATATTCCGCGGCGTCGAATGACAGGGAGTATTTTCGGTCGAGGATGGCCCAATCGATCAGGGCGCCGCAGAGATAAGCATTTCCGTCGATCGACCTGCGCAGGCCCCATCCCATTACAGCATGGTGGAGCTGCACGGTTCGAGAATCCTGGCCGGCGGTGAGGAATTGAACAAATGGAGGCACCTGCCCCTTGGAATAGAATTCGGGGTCGCCCGGGTATCGCTTGACGCAGATCAGTCGGCGGATTTCGGCGTCCTCGATCTTTTTGATCTTCGGCTCGTAGCTCTCGCCGACCACCTTGTTGAAAAACACCTGAAGCGAGGTGTCGCGTCCCTCGCAAGCGACGTATCGGGCCGGGAAGGACGAAAGGGGCTTGAATGGCGAGAGGAATTGGCCCGCCTGGGCGCCGATCCAGTCTTTCGATTCAGCCTCAGCCTTGGGCAGCACGCTCTTATATTCGAGGGATCGGAGCATCATCTGACGCTCCTCCTCGGTGACGACGGCGCCGCACTCGGGGCAAACGTAGTCATAAGCCTTCGGATCACCCTTGTCGCCGGTGCATTTGAAATGCGGCCACTGGAAATACCACTCGGCCCCGCAATCATGCTTCACCATCGGACGGCGCTGGTCTGATGATTCATAAAAAAGCCGTGCGGCCCCCCGCTCCTTTGTGGTCGGGTGTGCGTAGGCGATGATGAGCGTCTGCCCCGTGAAGCTGTCCGTGCGAATCTCGGCGAGCTTGAGCGGGTCGCCTTCGCCGCCCAGATTGGCAACCAGACTGTCCAGCTCGTCGAGCACGACCACGCGGTAGGGCGTCGATTGCAGCTTGAAGATCGACTGACCTCCGGCGAGCACGATCTTTCCGTCAACGAATCGGTGTATCAGATCAGTCTCACGGCCCGGGAGTCGCCGCTCAGCCAGGGGCGCATAGTCGGGAATGATATTGCGGAATCGCTCCCTGCCGAATTCCTTTGCGGCATCGTCGGTCGAGGTCATAAAAAGCTGCGGGCCGGGCAGATAGAGCTTGAGCCATAGCATCGCACAGATCATGCAATCAGTCCCCCCGACCTGTCCGCCCTTCATAAGCACCACGCCGCGCTTTCCCTTCCGCAGGGCTTCCTGAATCATGTTCATGACGTGCAACTGCCAGGGGAAGCATCGATTGTCCCATCGTCCCGCGCGCTCGCTGCAATATTCAGGATGAAGCACCCTCCATTTCTCCGACGCCTCGGCCGGCGTGTAATCCGGCAGCGGCCGAATGATGTTGGCCGCGCGATCGAGGATCGAGGATTCGGAAAGGATGGCGGTCATTGATTGAAGTGTCGCCGAGGCATTAGTTCTCCTTGTTTGGTTAATCGCTTGGGTCTATTTCAGGAACGGAACCGCCGAGAAGAATAATTGCCCCCCCAAGATCACAGCAACGCGCCAATATTTCCTCATTTGTTGCTTTACTTCTATCAGCCGCCAGACAAATAGACCTTAGTTCCGCTTGGGCAATGCGGTGTTCGCGCCGGGCCGTTTTAAGTCGATCAACCAGAATTGTAATTACGTATTCGTTCATCAGTTCTCCTTTTTGGTTATCGCCTCAATCTCCGCAGCCTCCATCGTCCTGATCTCACGCGCATGCTTCTGGACGAATTCCCTGACCTTGCGGCTGTACTGATCGGCCGGCATCCCCTCCATTTTCCGCCACAGCAGGGCCTCGGTCGCGATCTCTGCTTCCAGACGTCCGAATGCACGTATGAAACGATCAGCCAGGACGCCGACAACCCGCTCGACCTCGTCTCGGTGCATCAGGAGGCCCATGCGCTCCGCAGTGTCCAGCGCGTCGGCCTCGACAGCCACAAGCCGCGCGAGCGTCTTGTTGAGCGCGTCGAGCTGGGTTGCCCCTACGACGCCCCGCTTGAACCTACGGGCCAGATCCCGGCTCGCAAGATTCAGGACCGACCGGCTGATGCTGACCGCCGAACCCGTTTGGCTTTCGAGGGCGAGGATGCTGGGATCGTCGTCTCGGAAAAGACTTGATCCATCTCCACCTGCTGAACCATCTGCCTTCGCGGGAACTGTCGGAGGAAAGCTAGGACCGCCTGAAGGTCGGAGCGACGCCTTGCTCTTGATGTTCTGTTCGATCCAGCGACGTTGTGGTTCTGGGGGGTCGTCATAAAACCTTTTTCCTTCAATGATTGTGTGCGGAAAGCCTTCCCGCCTGCTGAGGATGCTGAAGTTCTTGACGCTAAGGCCGAGGGCGGATGCTGCTTCATTGCCATTAAGCATTTACATTCAACTTACCATGGGCGGGAAATTCTTCGCAATGATCGACGGCCGGCGGATCGAGCTGCGCCACACGCGCGAGGCGCTTGCCGCGCTCCGTGGCCGCTGATCTTGCTGGCGAGCAATCGGCCCGATTTGGTCGGCAGGGTTTCGCTCGCATGAGGCGTTGGCCCTCTAAACCCTCCCGAGATACACCCCATCCCGTTCAAGCCCGGCCAGACGCCCATGGTGAGGGGTTTTCGGGGTCTAAAAGACCAGCCAAGGCCTTGGCCTGCCTGCGCGTGCTGGGCTTTCTCGAAAGTTGCAACCGATCGACGGCCCGAACAGGATGGCGCCCATGAGCAAACGACAGGTGAACATTTCGGAGCAACTGCGGAAGGCGGTAGAAGCAGGTTTAACGGGACATCGCTGATGACGAAAACACCAGGACAACCTATCGAGGCTACGGTCACTCCGGAGATGGTGGAGGCGGGGTTTCGGGTGCTTTCCACTTCGGGCTTAATGGATGAGTATCTGGAGGCGGATAAACTACTGGTTGCTGAAATATATCAGGCCATGGCGCGTGCGGAACACCGGGATGGCCGGCATCCAGATGCAGGCTGAACATGTTGCACAACCGCGAAATAAAATCGCATTTGCGAATGAAATCAACCAACTCGGCCGAGCCGATCGGCGTGGGCGAGCCGGTGCCATAGTTGAACACATCAGCAGGCACCAATTTTGTCCCCGCGTAACCGCCGTCAATGAATGTGGCAACGTTCCAATGCACCACGTGATTTCTGGTCTCAATCGCCCGCTGAACTAACTTCGCGAAGGAATTCCAAAATTTTGAGTAGGCGTCTCCATGTCTCTTGTTCAATAAGTCCTGGAGGATGGCGCCGACGCTCCGCGGATTGGTGATCCGAAAGAAAATAAGCCCCGCAACGTCGTGCTTGAGGCTGGCGAGCTCTGCGAACAACATGCAAAGCGATCGCTCGATATTGGCGTATTGCTGGATTGCATGTCCCCGAAGCGCCCAGAACCCATCACCGGCCGATTGGGCGCTGACCGCCCCGAGGTCAATATTTTTGTCTTCCATGATTGATCCATTCTGATCACGGCGGCCCGCCACCCAGCCCCACCCAGCCCCGATCCGGCCATCAGCCGACGATTACGTCATCCAAGGAGCCGGCCCCGCAAATCGCCTGCAATTCGTTGGGCGCAGCTCAAACTTCTGGATCATCCGAAACAAGGGGGTTTTTCTGGACGTCCAGAATAACTCTCAGAAATCCCGTGTATTTCTGCATAATAGTGAGTATGATCGCATACGCCAGTGCGGACGTCCAAAGTGACGAAAAACACTGGAAAATAAGACCGTTTCGTGCTTTTTTCATGGTCGATCCCGATGCCTCGACACGGCTGAGCAGAAACAGGTGTGGGGCGAAACCATCCCCCTTGAGATCCAGATGTTTCGCTCCGGAATATTGGATGAAGCTGAGCGTGCCGCCGAGCCCATTCTGAAATTGCTCGCACGAAACCAACAAGACGCCTCCCCGCTTCTTCTCTTCCTCAAAGACCTGCGCCAACCGAGTCGCGGCACACCCGGCGCGGGGGCGGCAGTTACCTCGCTGGACAATCTCAAGCTGCATATGCATCCACTCCCGCCATTACAGGGGAGAGACAAGAAAGTTGCCGACTACATCCAGAGGCTCCCCGGGCGGACAAGCGATACGATCGGAGCCGACAACAATATGCGCGATGATGTGGTGCGCAGGCTGTTCAAGAATAAGCTGCGTCCGCGTGGGTTCTACGAAGATGGCGGATATTTTCCTCCCAAATAGCGCCACAGACGCGCCACGGACAGCAACGCGCAACATTGCTTAACTCTGCTCATGGACATACATGAGACGCGAATCCCAATCTCCGAGGCACACAAGCACCCGCTCCTCCGCCGCCCCAAGCCGATGGCGCCGGTACATCGTTCTGTCATTCAGCGATGGATTACCCGCGGCGTCCGCGGCGTCGTCTTAGAAACCGTCCTGATCGGTGGAATTCGGTGGACCAGCGCCGAAGCGATTCAGCGGTTTATCGAGCGACAGAACACGCCCGGCGCAACCAGCAACACCGTCACCCCATCTCAAATCGCGGCTGCTCACGCCCAGGCCGAGACCGAACTGGACGTCGCTGGTGTCTGATCTCCCAACAAAAACGCCGCCGTGCCTCGCGAAAGGTCCGGCGGCAACGATGGCATTGCAATGCGAACCTACCACGCACAACCAGTTAAGACAATCCGATTTCGGCACGGGGATCCGCGATGAGCGCCACCGTCGCCGATGCACCCGCACTCCCACTGAAGTTGCTCGCCTACGCGCTCGATCCGGCCGCGCTCGATGGTGAAGCCGAAACAGCCGCCGTCCGGTTCATTCGCGCAGCACGCCGCGAAGGCATCACTATCGAGGTGCTGGCCGAGCATCTTCGTACCGCACCATCACACGTCCAGCCCGAGCAGAAGCTGCTGCGCCGCCCACCAGCATGTCGCGTCAAGATGCCTCACCGCAAATACGCTGGCATGTGCCTGCTCAGGATCGGCACGGAGGATCTGCAATACCTCCAGTGGATGGCCGAGTGCCATACCGACGGTCTACTCGCCAGCGCCGCGGCGGCGGTGCTCGCCTGGATGCTGCCTGATCTGGGGGAGCAATGACCCCGCGAATCCCGACCATGCCGCGGCCGGCACCTCGCCCCCACAATGGCCACAACGGCAACGGCGGCCACGCGACTCTATGTAACAACGGCTCTCTGTGTAACACGCCGTCCGACCCCGACCCCGAAATTGTTACACAGGAGACTCAGATACACAGGAGACTCAGAGACTCAGGAGACACAGGAGACTCATCGAGACTCATCGAGACCCATCGTGTCGGCGTTGCCGACGATGGTGTGGACGCTTCGCTTGAAGATAAAGAGGGAGAAGCCATCGAGAAATCGCGCGGATGGAAGAAAGAGCGCGCCGAATGGTTCCGCACTTTCGTCGGACGGCCGTTCGCTGAATTCATGATCGAACTCTTTCGGTACAACCAGCGGCATCAATCGGAAGACGACTGGAAGACGCCGATCTTTCATTTCGTTTACTTGCTGCGCGGCCACGAGGCGATGAAGCTATTTCTGTCCGATGCCAAGGGAGCAATCAGGGAAGTTGAGCGCGTGCTGTCTGCTTGGACGGCGAGCACACGACAGCAGGAGACGCAACCGACATACGGCAACACGGGAGACCATTGGGAGAACTGGTTCGGTATTTCCAAGACTGACGCGAAGGCCGAGTTTACGGAGTTATGGCAGAAGCTGCGTTTCCGTCCCGGACATGATCCGCTCGATCAAGCAGTAGAGCAGGCGCGAAAAATGCGGCTCATCCTCCCCGAGGCCATTCGCGATAAGCGGCCGGTGGAGGATTCCCGCCTGCTGAGGATGCTGAAGTTCTTGACGCTAAGGCCGAGGGCGGATGCTGCTTCATTGCCATTAAGCATTTACATTCAACTTACCAAGGTATTCAAAAAAAACGAAAAGTTTGCAGAATCCAATCATTCTCCCGCGCGCGGCACTCCCGGACGATGGAAGAACCTACTAAAATCAATTTCTTGGGCCCTCCCGTTCACCATGATCGACGATACGGGCCAGGATCATCCCGCCCATACCTCCGAGAGCCATCGCCCCGCAAATCGCCTGCAAACTCTATTGGGCGGGTTTGGCCGCCGGCGGATTGATGAGTGCGTCGCTTGCTGCGAGGGCTGCGGCTAGATCGGCATCGGCTGCGGCCTGCTGGGTGGCGGATGGTGCGCCGGTGGTGAGATTGCTGGCGATGGCTGTCGCGATGGATGAGCCCGCCCCGAGAAGTGCCAGCAGGCTCGCGAACTCGGGCGCTATCGCAGGATCAACGATAGCGGCGAGTGAGGATGCTGTCGCGAGTAGCTGCGATATGGACGAGACGACGGTTGCGGCGGACGACGGCGCAGCGGTGGACGGTGTAGCGGATTGCGTCATGGATTTGCTCCTGTGGATGGGGATTGGGCGGCGGTGAACGCGTTGAGATAAGCGTCGAGCGCAGACGTTGCGGCGCTTGCGGCGGTGAATCCATTCCAAGCGCCGGATGCAGCAGCTTTCTTCTCTGATGCGATGGCTGCGGCGGCAGAATGCTCAGCGGCATTGAGTTGCAGGTGTGCCGCCGGGGAGATCGCGCCGGCCTGGGCGAGCGCGGTTTCTTGTTTCGTGGCGGCGGTCAAAATTATTTCGTTGTTGTATGCCGATGCCGCGCTCGCGCATCCCACCGCGTGCGCCATTGCAAAAAACGAAATGACCAGGATCAGGGCGTGTCTCATGTTTGAATCCTCATGGGCTGGGGTTGGGGCTGGGGGTTGCGGGGCGGGATCG